TGGTACGCGATGTGACTTTGGAGTATCTACGATGAGCACCTTCCTCGAACGCCGCCAGCGCGTCACCGACACCACCGGCACCCTCATGCTGCTGGAGGTGTCGGCGCCGTCCTTCCCGGAGGTGCTGCGCATCGCCAACGACACGCAGGACTGGATCAGTAATGGCGTCCTGTTCATTGGAATGCAGTTCGGCTTCAAACTACCCGACGACGTCAGTGGCCAGGCGCCGCGTGCTCAACTAGTGCTGAGTAACGTAGGCCGTGCCATAACCGAAGATCTGGAGCGTCTGCAACCTGGTGAGCTGGTTACCGCTCGCATCATAATCACCGATCGCGCAGACCCCAACGTCATTGAGCAGGATCACTACCTGCCCATGACGAGCGTCTCGGTCAACACTCAGACGGCCACGGCGGCCTGCGGTGTCGACTACCTGACCCGCCAGCAGGCAGTTCGGTTGCGGGCCAATCCACATACGCTGCCGGGAATCTTCTGATGCGCCTGACGGACGTTGAGCGCTTCAGCAGCATCCCCTACGACCCCGAGTCATGCGATTGCGCGGACCTGGTGGTGCACGTTCAGCGGGAGCTATTCGGCCGGAGAGTTGACATGCCTAGCGTCCGGCCGCGTGGGCGGCTTGGGGAGGCGGCATTGTCGATGTTGTCACGTCCATATGCCAAGCCACGCGAGGGACCGCCACAGGACGGCGATCTGGTCTTGATGTTCGACCACGGACAGCGGAGCCCCGGCCATGCCGGGGTTTTCTTCTTTCTGGCCCATGAGGGTTGGGTTTTGCACAGCAACGAGCGTAACGGCTGCAGCGTGCTGCACCGCGTGCGCGATCTGGCCGATTTCGGCCTACGCATCGAGGGGATGTACGAATGGTTTTGATGGAGCACAACGCGGCCGCTGGTCGCTTTATCTGCACCCCGCATCCGGTGCTGGTGGATGGTCAGCGCAACCAGCCGGCTGATCTTCGTCCGGGCGAGTCGCTGTATGCCTTCCTGGCCCGCCATGTGGATGACTTCGATGGGCGCGGTTGGCATGTGTCCATCGGCGGGCATGTGGTGCCTCGCGAGCTGTGGCGACACGTTCGCCCAAAACATGGGCACCTGATCGAAGCGCGCGCTGCGGTTGGGCGTTCTGCCGTGGCGCTAGTTGCCATTGTGGCATTGACTTACTTCACCTTCGGCTTTGGCGCTGCGACGGCCGGGTGGTGGGGAGCCGGGGCGGTCGCCAGTAGCTATGGAGTCGCCGCCGCCACCGCCGTTTACATGGCAGGGTCAGTGCTGATCAACCGAGTTTTGCAGCCAAAGCAGCCGAAGGTCAGCCCAGCGGCGCCCACGGTGTATTCAATAGCCGCCGGGCGCAACCGTGCCCGTCCTTATGAACCGTTGGGCCTGCTGTTCGGCTCAGTGCGCATCGCTGCCGATGTGGCCAGCAAGCCCTACACCTGGTACGAGGGTGATGATCAGTTTCTGTCCATGGTGCTTACCCCAGGGCTCAATGTGGATAGCGTAGATGCGCTGTATAACGGTGACGCGCTGCTATCGTCCTTTGATGGCGTGAGGGTTTGGCACAACGGTTTTCCTGGCATGCCCAGCCAGCAAATTCCTCTCTATAGCAATGCAGATGTGATCGATGGAGGCACGTTGCTGGACACGGCCAACGACCCCAAAGGACAACCAGGTGCATGGGTACAGCGAACGAGCTCGGCCAATACCATCCGACTCATGGTGGGCGTCGAATTTCAGATTTTCGACCGCACCACCAAGGGGGCCGATAAAGAGAACCGGGACAGAATCCAGATCGAGTACCGTGCGGTCGGGGCCGGCTGGCGGACGTTCGGCACCTACAACGTCAGGGGGAGCAACAATAAATCCCAACGCGCCAGCTACGCCATCGACGTGGCGGAGGGAAAGTACGACGTGCGCGTGCGTGTGGCCGGCAATAACACCAACGGCAAAGGCGCAGAGGCCTCATTCGTCTGGACAACGTTGACCAGCGTTCAGCGTGATACAGGATCTTATGCCGGGATCCCGCGCATCGGAATTCGCATGCAGGCCAATGGCCAGCTCAACGGGGCACCAGATGAGATTCGTTGCGTAGCGCATGCCCTCCCGATACCGGTGTGGAAGGGCGACCAGTGGGTCACCGAGCGCACCAGCAACCCGGGCGCGCAGATTCTTGCCTATGCCCGAGGAGTCTACGCGCCCGACGGCACTCTGGTGGCCGGCATGGCGCTGCCGGACCGGCAGATTGATATTGAGGGCATGAAGGTGTTCATGCTTCACTGCGCGGCGAACAACTTCACCTATGACAATTGGATCACCGACGTGCGCAGCCATCAGCAGGTGCTGGATGTTCTGGCCCTGACCGGATTTGGCCAGATCAGCTGGCCACGTGGTCGCCTATCAGTGGGTTGGGCCGCCGATGAGCAGCCTCTGTCCGGCGTTGTCAACATGGCCACGATCAAGAAGGGCCAGTTCCAGGTCGACTACACGCTCGCCAATGCCGCCGACGGGATCGAATACACCTACCTGGATCGAGCAACCTGGGAGGCCAAGACCCTGCGCGTGCCCGCCCCGGGCGTGACGACCATGCTCAATCCGGCCCAGGTGACTGGCGAAGGTGTCACCACTGAGGCCCATGCGGTGATGCTGGCCCGCTGGCATCTGGCGCAGAGCCTTTATCAGTACAAGGCGATCACCTACAGCACCGACATCGAGCATCTGTCCTACAGCCGGATGTCGATGCTGGCGTTGCAGCACGACATGACGCAGTGGGGCTTCGGGGGCCGAATCGTGGGCGCCACCACCGTCAACGGCCGGACCACGTTGCAGCTCGATGAACCAGTGCCGGCGCCTACGCAGGGCAATGCGTTTGTGGGCCTGCGTATCCCGGGTGAACGTGTCTACCGCGTGCTGCCTGTGGCCCCGTTCAACGGGAGCAGCAACATGCTGGAGCTGGCCGGCGTGTGGCCAAGTGATGCACCGATGCCAGGCAGCAGCGAGGATAATCCGGCTTGGGACACGCTGTGGATTTACGACTTCAAGCAGACTCCGGGGCTGCGCGTGCGCGTCACCGGAATCCGGCCGGAGAGCGATCTTAAAGGTGCAGCAGTGGAGGTCGTGGCCGAGAGCCGAGAATTTTGGTATTACGTGAGGACGGGTGAGTACATCCCGGATCCGAATGATTCGCGGCTGGAAACCCGGCCGACGGCCAGCGACCTGAAAATCACAGAGCGCCAGGTGGTGCAGGGCGATACCGAGTACACCGAGCTGCAGGCGACCTTCGCCGTCACCGGTCCGGTGGGCGACACCGTGGTGCTGTCCGATATTGACGGCAATGAAGAGCTCGAGCACGTGGCGCGCACGGTTACCCGGACCGCCGCCTGGCGTATCCCCGGCGCCGGTACTTACCCAGTCACCGTACGGCCATACAGCCCAGATGGTAACGCCGGAGTTGCCGCTTCATTGATCTACACCACCCATGGCGCCGATGCCCCACCGGTGCTGGTGGATATCTTCGATATTGAGCAGCTGAGCGGCGGGATTCGCCGTTACACCTGGGGCTTCTTCAGCGACACCATCCAGTCGGCGAACTTCGCTGGAGTGGAGATTCGTTATGTGCCGGGGGATGTGCCGGATCCGATATGGTCAGGCATGACCTCGCTTGGCGACGACGGCTATCACCCGTCAGCATTTGAGGCGGTGCTGCCAGCGTCGGGTTTGTGGACATTCGCCTGTCGCTCTCGCAATACCTCCGGGACGCTGTCGAACGAGATGCGCGTGGTGCGTAAAGAGCTGAAGGCCAATCTGGGTGAGGTGATCGACGGGCTTGACGGCCGGATTGGTGAGAGCTACGAGGAAGCGCTGGCGGCAAACAAACGCATCACCCAGGAAATCCTGGACCGTTTGGCTGGCGATCTTGCTGCGGCCAATGAAGCTATTGACGCTGCGCGAAAATACACCGATGAGCAGGTGGCAGCCCTCAACGGGCTGCTGGAGGACATCCTCAAAGCCGATGAATGGAACGACACAGATACTTATCCTGCCGGCGACTTCGTTCGACACGATGGGATTCTCTATCGCGCAGTGGTAGAGAGCACGGGTGTTGAGCCGGGTACGGATCCGGATACATGGCAATCGATCGGCAACTACATCTCAGTAGGCGATGCGCTGGCCGCATCCATCAGCCTATCTACCCAGACCGCCACCGATCTCGCCGCCGAATCCAGCAGGCTAGATGCCGTCGTCGCGCGGATGCCGGCCGGTGAAGATGCCCTTGCAACGCAGGCTAGCGTGTTCGCCGAAGAGCTGGCGCGCGTGAGCGGTGACGAGGCACTTGGCCAGAGGGTGGGGGTAGTGGAGGCCAAGCTGCCGGACCTCGCCACAAACGCGCGGGTGTCCACGGTAGAACAGGCGCAGGTGGATGCCGATAGCGCCTTGGGTCGAAGGATTGACCAGACAGAGGCCTCGCTCTCGGGCAAAGCCGATGCCAGCACCGTGCAAGAAATGGCATCGAAGGTCGAGGAGTTGGACGGGAAGGTCGAGGCGACCGCGAGCGATATCACGCAAGTGCGCAGCCAGCTGGGAGGCAGCGGAAATCTGATTGTCAATGCGGGCTTCGAAAGTGGCATTGATGGGTGGTTT